CCCATTCAAGGATGACGAAGTACCTTTTAATTAGAACGGGTCTATAATGGTTGTACTTCACCGCACAGGAGGTACAACATGATTCGTTCTAAAGAATGCTTTAAGTGCAAGACCGTCAAGCCACTAACTGATTTTTATAAACACAGCGGGATGGCTGACGGTCATCTAAATAAATGCAAGCAATGCACCAAATCAGATGTCGGAAACAATCGCTTGGAAAACATTGAAAGGATTAGAGCCTATGACCGAGAAAGGGAAAAACTTCCTGAAAGGCAAAAACTTAAACAGGAAGTTAATCGCGCTTGGAGAGCAGAGGACAAACGTAGAACAGCGGCACACAACGCTGTTGCACGGGCTATTGCAAAAGGTTTGCTTACAAGGAAGCCTTGCGAAAGATGTGGTAGCCAAAAAAGTCTTGCTCATCACGATGACTATGATCGCAAACTTGATGTTATGTGGCTATGTCAACCATGCCATAAGCAACGTCATAAAGAACTAGCAATGGATTTCTGATGGCTTCCTCTAAAACACCAACCCAACGAAGTCTTGAGTATCTGCGAGAACAGGGTTACTTCTGCGCGATAGTAGAGAAGTGGAATCCTTGGTCAAAGATACGTCAAGACCTTTGGGGATGGTGCGACATCCTGGCTATTCGCAAGAACGAAGTCTTAGCCGTTCAAGTGACTAGCACAGGTGTCGCAGAGAGGATCAAGAAGATTCAAGAATCACCCACGATTGCGCTGGTCAGAGATGCCGGTATTCGAGTTGAAGTTCACGGCTGGCGCAAGAATGTTAAAGGCAGATACGTTTTGAGAGTGGAGGATATTTCATGAACGCAGCGAACCTAACTAAGTCTGATCGCTTGCAGCGTGTGTTTAAGTTGCTGTCAGGCGGTGGCGAGTTTACTACCCTGGAGATCATCCAGAAAGCAGGTGTCTGTGCAGTCAATAGCATCATCTCGGAGTTGCGGCAGAACGGTTATCAGATCGACTGTCAGCGGCGTAATGACAAGTGGTTTTATAGGATGACAATATGAAAGTATTTATCGCAACACCAATGTACGGCGGTCAATGTTTCGGCTTCTATGCTCAGTCTTTGCTACAACTAAACAACATGATGCGTGACAAAGAGATCACAACCATGATGAGTTTTATGTTCAACGAAAGCCTGATCACCAGAGGGCGTAACGCATTGGTTCACCAGTTCCTAAAGACTGATTGCACCCACTTGTTCTTCATTGACGCTGACATACGCTTTAATCCTGGCGATGTGTTCCCTATGCTAGACGCTGACAAAGACATTATCTGTGGCATCTATCCTAAGAAAGAAATCAACTGGCATGGCGTTTCTAAGGCGGTAGACGCTGGCGTGTCACCTGATGAGTTGAAGTGGCACACAGGCAGCTTTGTGGTCAACCTGGTGGGCTACTCAGGCGAGGTAACAGTGCCGGTCAATGAACCTGTAGAGATTTGGAATGGCGGCACAGGCTTCATGATCATCAAGCGGGAAGTTTTCGAGAAGCTGGCAGACCAAGTTCCAACCTACACCAACGATGTCACATACTTGGCTGGCAACATCAAGGCTGATGAGATCAAGGAGTTCTTTGCTACCAGCATCGAACCAGGCACAAATCGGCTGCTGTCAGAGGATTATCATTTCTGCCGTATTTGGCGCGAGTCTGGCGGTCAAGTTCACGCAGCACCCTGGGCGCACCTAGCGCACGTTGGAACCTATGTATTTGAAGGCGCTCTGACGCCAGCACCATAAGGAGAGATCATGTCAGAAGAAACAACAGACAATCAGCCTAACGACATCTTTGATGCTATCAGGCGCGAGTTCAAGATAAAGAATGATCGCCACCTGTCTGAGTTCTTAGAGATCACGCCATCCGTATTAAGCAGACTACGGCATGGCAAGATGACGTTTACGCCAACTTATCTGCTGGCGGTGCATGATGCGACAGATTGGAGTCTGGAAAAGATCAGGGGCTACTTACCTAGTAGCGCAGCCGAGTGAGCATCCTGTTTGTTGCAGGAATGCTGGTCGGGATCGGATTAACGATTCTTACCTTTTTGTTTCTCTTTTGGCTGTTTTTGCTGACTTCTTAAAGTCTGCTGTGGTGGGAGCGCCCTTGCTACCAGGCGCTCTCATCCTCTCACCACTACCGGCTTTGATCCTTGCTCTCTTGGCATTGATGTTTGCGTAGAGTCCGTCTTTCATTTGACACCCCAAAAGTAAAGGTCGTGCGCCTGATCGTTAGTAGCAAAAGCATATTGTCGGAATTCTGACAGGTCAAACGCTTCTCGGAAGTCTTGCTCGGTTAGGTTACGGTAGTAGTCACCGCAAAAGGGCGCGTCATACGGGTTGCTGCGGCGTGTGCCGTGTTCTGCCCGTCCAGTGGTTGCACAGCTAAAGAAGACCAGGCCAGATGACATCCTGATCATATTGGCAAAGGTTTTCACCCAAGCAGGATTATGCTCAAAGCACTCACAGCTAGCAACAACATCAAAACTGCTATCAGCATAGGTGAGGTCTTCTCCTCTAGCCACCACATCAACATCGGTTCCTGCGCCAAGATCAACGCCAACATAGATACATTGCTCAAAAAATGGACGTATTGATCCATTGATGTTTAGGCTACCAACTTCCAGGACGTTCTTGCGAACAAAGTAATCAGGAAACTGTGACTTGAGGCTGGCAACGAATTCAATCTGTGCTGGATGGCTCAACGACAACCCCAACGCTTTCTGGCTGCCTTGCCACGATCACCTGTCCAGTTGCGGCTTCTAGCGCAGAAAGACTTGTGACGTGGGTTAGAGGTGTCTTTGGTCGGGGCTTGTAGGTTGCTGCCGGTCTCGCGGTTGTACTTGGCTCTGCCTTTGGCGGTGAGTCCACTGCCAGCCTTAACAGACAGCTTCTCACCCCTGCCTACCGACAGCTTTACGTTCTTAGACAATTTTGGCTCCTCGCTGTAGTTGCGCCAATGTCAGGCCACCTGTGTACTGGAAGTGCGGATACTCTTTAAACCGCTTCCAATCACCTGCCCACTCTAATCCTGCTGCTTTACCTATTCTGCCAACGTCTTGCCAGATCGAGTTCTTGGCATCCCAAACAGGTTTTCCGTGTAGTAACGGAACGACATCCACAGCACAACGGTAATTATGAAAAGACTGACCAGCCCGTGCATTAGTGACAATCCTTCCTGGTGTGCTTCTACCTTGAGCGTACAGCGCAGCTTGGCTGAAGTTATCTCGGTAAGTGCTAGTGACAAGCAGTTCTATACCTTCTGCTTCACAGCCAGCAATCATCTTCTCAACGCGCTCTCTGACCTGCGGTAACAAGTCATCTAGGCTGCGTGAGTTGATCATCCCTTAGTGATCATTCCAACGATACCGGCAAGACCTAGGCCAACCGTGACAATGTGTTCAGCCAAAGCAGGCGCAATAGGCACACCAATAGCAGTCAAGAACAACAGCGCACCTCGCCAGGTTGATGGCTCTTTAGCGCGTTCAAGAATGTACTGTTTCATAGACCTTCCCCTGGGGTAATGTAGACTTCTGGAGTTCCTGTCTCGCAAATAAATGTACAGTAAACATTAGCTGTTGGGCTAACTTGTGCGCCGCTGATAACCATTACTGTATCTGGTGGAACCACAACTGCATACTGTGGTGAGCCATTTCCAGGGACCGCAACGTTAGCTGTGGAACTTGTTGAGATACGAACATAAACAGGAAGTCCTTGGCCAGATGCTTCGTGACTTACGATCATGTATTGATTTACTGGACTGTCAGCAGTTATTTGAAATTGCTGTACCGACGTAGTTGCATTGGCTTTATACGTCTTACCCATAGGCTGAAAAGCAATGTTATTAGCCATTAGTACACCTTCTTGCCGCCACCAGAGGTCGGGCTTTGCTTGCTGTTGTCGCTACCACCGAAGTTAAAGGTGGAACGGAACCCACCCATAGGCACTTGACCTGGTTGCCAAGCCTGATATCGTTCTGTCGTATCAGACGGTTTCTGAGGACGGATAGCTTTCGCGTATTTCTGGCTGTAGTTGAGTTCTTCAGCCCCAGGTACGCTACTCTTGAGCGTTAGGTCTTTCTTGTCGCGCATCTTTATTCCTTTCCATTCTTATCAAAAGGTAGCTGAATAACGCAAACACGGCTAACGCTACCAGCCTCTCCCACATCAATCCCCACATTGTCCAGCAAGCGAGTGCGAAATTCAGGCACAAAGCCAGAATCACAAGCAATCTCTCGCTGATGACGCTCAAAGCCAAACGTACCAGTGAAATAGCATCCATACTTGTATCCCCTTTGTAAATGGATACTCATATCTTACTACTCATCCTCATCATCAGCAAACCCTGAACCCCAATCATCATCCGATATTCTGGCTTTTAGTTGTTCAAGTTTTAACGCTCTGTCGATGATTTTTGACTTGTCGGTCAAACTGGCGGTTGGATCGGACATGGTGGCCTTCAGCAGATCACCGATTGCCCTCTCCAACTCTGGATTTATCCCCTTAATCTTCTTGCTCATCGCTTGGCTTTACGCTTCTGCATGGGCTGTTCTGGACGCTTCATCTTACGCATCGGTTTAATCATGGTCGGAGGTGGTGTTTGATCACCAATACCGGCTTCTTGGGGTCTGTCATTGCGGATCATTTTCTTCCTTTCTTTGCTTTTCGAGCAACATTAAGAGCAATAGCCACCGCTTGCTTCTGTGGCCTCCCACGATTCATCTCACGACGAATGTTCTTACTAATCGACTTCTTACTAAATCCTTTTGTCAGCGGCATACGTCCTCCTATCGACTTTGAGCCGGTTGCATAGTTTCCCCTACCGATCCTGCTGCTGCCTGACGCAATATATACAACATAGTTTGTACAGCCTCATTTGGTTGCATGGCAAGCTGTGCAGTTTTCATCCTGGTATCAATTTGTTTAGCAAACGCCTCATCAATTAGTCCGGTTTCTAATAAAGCAGGTCGGATTTTAGATTGCCACTCGCCACGCAACTGCGCTGTACCAGCCACCCTTTCTGGAGATAACTGCGATATTTCAAGTTTGACAGCGTCTTGGAATGCTTTGAATACGTTCCTATCAGATTTTATAATTGGCGCTGCTCGACGCAACTTGTCAGTATTTCCTTCAGTGATTAGCTTGCGGATTTGGGTTGTAATGTCACCCTTGCCGACTAATGGCTCAAACTCAGGAATGCCAGCAGTTAATGCGTCTTTTGTTTCTTTAGCCGCTACCTGGCCTTCTTTTGCGATTCTTTTTGCTTCTTTTTTACCAGTAGTTTCTGCTTCTTTAGCGGCTTTCGCTGCTTCTTTTCTAACGGTATCTGCTTCTTTTTGCCCCGTTATTGGCAACGCTTTCATTTCAGTTTTCAGCGTTTCTGCTAATTTTCCTGTTTTTGTTCCAATGCTTTCTGTACGCGACAACGCAGCCAAATGATTTTGAACACGCGCTCTCAGGTTAGGCATCAACTGAAGCCACTCGTCGTTCTCTCTTAAAAACTTTGTAACTGCTTTTGCGTCTTTATCAATAAGTTTTCGCGCAACATGATCAGATGCTGCCTGTTCAACAAAAGCGGCGTCTTTGGTCAGATTAACCAAATCTCTGACGCTTTTCTCAGAAACAAAAAATTCACCCGCTAAACGCGACGGGTCATACGTCATGTACTCAGGGTTAATTAAATCTGTCTTAATGATTTTTTTGCCAGGTGGAATCTTTAGTGCGTTAAGCAAATCTTTGCCCTCAGAGTAATTTCTGAGCAACATATCAAACACACCATCTTTTCCACCAGCATACTCAACTTGAGCAGCCCGAATCAGTTTGTACAACTCTTTTGCTTGCTCCTTGCTGATGTTTTTGAAACCCTCGACTTCTTTGCCAGCATACACATCGCCTAGCTTTTGTCTGACTTCATCCACACCCTTAAAACTTACAGGCGTTCTTACCTCTATAGCCGTTCCTGTTTTATCAATTCCCTCTTTGATTCCACCTAATGACTTTCTAAGACTTTCTAAACTTGCCTTTAAAGTAGGCTCAATAGTTCTAACAAATGGCTCTTTTTTGTAATCGCCTTTGTTTAACAATCGGTCTAAGTAATCTGTAATGTTTTTATAAGAAGGCGTTTGCGCGACACCCTGACCAGCGCTTTCCAATCTGTTTACTTCATCAAACGCTTTTCTTTTGTCATCGTTGTAAGCCTTGTTCAGGTTTTTTTGTTCTTCACTTACAACATTTTTAATTCGTTGTTGGATCGAACTACCAATGTCAGACTCAAATCGGTTTACATTGCCAATACGCCCAAGCGTTTCAGAAGATGTTTGTTCTGCAACACCGCCAGCCCGTAATGCGCGTTGCCGAACACCCAACTTTCTATCTGCTTCAGCAATAGCATCATTGATAATTTGTTGGGCTTTTCTGTCACCCTCATCAATCAAACGCTTTGCAGTAGCTTGATTAGTCTTCAGTGCGTTTTCAGCAAGCGTTGAATACTGTTGCAAAACACTTTGTGCCTTTGCTTCTGCATTTGCTAATTCAGATGTAATGCGGGCTTGAGCATCAGCGTCTGCTATTTGCAACTTGTCAAATACTCGCCGATAACTTGCAACATCATTAGGGCTAACGCGCAACCGTTCTGTGTTTAACAATTGGTTGATTGGAACCCTGTTTCTTAAATTAGAAAGTTCTCTAATAGCCGCTTCTGTTCCAGCAGTAGGCGCACCCTTCTCTCTTGCCAAATATAACAATGAACGTACAGCGGGTGCTTTGCTTAATATGGCTGCTGGTATCTTGTAAGCCAGAGGCGTTAGTAATTCTCCACCAAATTCTGCCGCTTCCCCTCTAGTTAAGCGACCACCAGGAACTTCAATTAAAGGCTTTTCTGGCTGTGGTGTAACTGCCTTTAATGCTTGTCCACCTAAATAACCGCCGCCGCCAGCCAGACCTAAACCAAGCCGAGTACCCCTAGCCAATTGACCAGCACTTAGCAAAAAAGGTGCGGCTGGAGCAGTAAGCGGAAATGTTCCTGCCGCTATACCAGTGCCAGTTAAGATTTCTGGAGTCAGCGCACCTAATGTACTAGCAGCAGCCGTGCCTTTAATGTAAGGCTCTGCTTTTTTCATAATGCCTTCAGACTCCAAAGCAGGCGCAGGCGCAAACTCCGTTGTTTTTGGCTTCTGTAAATCAGAGGGTGGACTTAGCAAATCAGACGGCGGCTGATTCTTTGTTTCTGAAATTAAGTCTGAAGGAGGCTGTGCCATGTGTCACCTTATTTAGATTTCCAGTTACCTGCGCTATCTTTCCACCACCATTTATTTTGACTTGGGCTGTAAGCAGCATCAGCAGGAACGTCAGACGGTCTTCCTGGTAAAGTAGGCTCAGTACTCTCTCGTAAATAATCTTCGTTAGGACGCAAATTAGTAGGCTGGCCTGGCTGCTGAGTTCCTCTTAAAACTGGCAAAACTGGATATAAACGGCGGGTTAACTCAATCGTGTTATTCACCCTGTTTTCCATGCCAGAAATTTTATCTAGCATCATGTCAGCAGTATCACCAGGTTGCGGCACGGTTCCATAGCTTCGTAATGCTTCTCCACCGGTCACAGCTTTACCAGATATTGTCAGGTAGTAGTTATTACGAATATCTCGAACAGTTGTTAAAAACTTACGCAACTTAGGAGGTATATCGGTACTTATAATCTGATTTAAGGCTTTGTTTTCTTCTGACAAAAATCCTTCAACTCTATAATCTTTTAACAACTTAGCTACTTCTGGGTCTCTTAATTGATCTTTCATGTAACTAAGGTCAACCAATAGTTGATTGTTTGCAACGTATCCTTCTGTAACTTTTGCGCCAGGTTTTAATCCTGTTTTTTCCTGATTTTGTCTTAAGCTGGCAGCAAGATATTTCATATCACGCGCATTCTGCTGACGGTCTTTTTGCATCGAAATCTGGAACTGACGCTGCGTCTCTTTCTCAGCGGCGCGGGTTCTTTCTTTTTCGATAAACTCAAATAGTTTCTCGCCACCCTTGACCTGCTCTTGCAGCATCTTGATGGTGTTGACCAGGCCAACCTTGTCTTTGTACTGCTTTAGGAAATCAGCACCTTCTTGGGCAAACAGCATATCTGCTTCCATGTTTGCCTTTTCCATATCAACCGCAGCAAGCTTGGCAATGTCTACCATGCGGCTATTTAATGCATCAATCTTTGTCTTGATAGCTTTAGCGTTAGCTTCAAACAAGTCCTTTTCGCGCAAGTAACGATCTTGCCTGCCTTGTTGGTAGCCTTGCATCATGCCGTTCATGGCATTCATTGCGCCAATAGCATTGCTCTTGCCACCAGCACCAATAGCAAACCCAAGTACGCCAACCAAACTAAAGATGGTTGCCATATCTCTGACGTTTTCCCGGGTTGGCACAAAAGCCTCGCCAGCACGTTCTTCTAACTGAGTTCGTTCAGCGCGTAATTCAGGCGCTTTAACTGCTTGTTCGTAAGCACCAAAAGCTTCTTGTCTACGACCTAATTGCCTAGCTTCCCGCGCCGCCTTATCAGACGCTAATTCGCCTTCAAACGAACCATACTCTCGCTGCGCTCTTTCCAACTTGGTTCTAGGCCCACCCACGAACTGCTGGTATACGGGGTCAGACAAGACTGCCGCAGCCGCATCTTCAGAATCCGTACCAGCCGGTTGCCGACGCGCAGCAGCCTTATCCACAGCCGTGTCCATGCCAAACATCGGCACACCTGATCTTTCAGTTGGAAACATTGCCGCCATGATTACGCTCCTAGCTGTCTTCTAGCCATGCTTGGCTGATTACCAGTCATTCCCTGCATTGCCATTTGCATAGCATTAGAGAAATAGTTGCCTGTCAATTCGCTAACATACTGGTCTGCCTGCAATCCTGCCTTAATAGCGCCAGTTGCAATCTGATCAGCAATTCCAGCTACTTGCAGGCCTAATCTATATTTGTCAGTCAACAACTGCTGACGGAAGACTTCTAATTGATTCAACGCTTGTTCTGCGCCTGGGCCTCCACGACCGGCAGCGCCCTGTGCTAGTCGTGCTTGCATAGCTTGCAGTTGCTGCTGTTCGGCAACACTGAGTTCGCCAGATTGCGCTTGAGCGAGTAATTCAGAACTACGCTGACGATAAGGCGTAGCCATTTTCTCCATATCTTCTCTAGCACGCTGACCTTGTTTAGCCGCATTGCGAGAAGCAATAATTCCAGGCAATGCCGCCAAACCACCCATTGTTATGTTTTCAAGAACTCTTGGGCTAGTCAGTGTGGACTTAACTCTCTCTGACAGAGAAACTGGTTCAAAACCATATTCTGTAGGACTGCCAGGGCCATAAGGATTCTGAACATCTAGCGTTCGAGTGGAAGGAACAAAACCTGTGTCCGTACTCACGTCAATAGGCGCAGGACGGGGCGTAAAATTAACTGATGGATACAACCGTTGTTGTGGAACGTCTGCGCCGTAATACTGCGCTGTCTCTGGTGGCGTTAAATCTATTTGTGGCGTGTTAGACGAAAAACTATAAGGGGAAACAGGAGTAAATTCACCTACTTCTGGAGTTGCTACTGACGCCGTTCTTGAACTTCCATATCCACCAGTGCTGACATTAGGCGCTTCAAAATCAGCGTAATCACTTAGTTTGAAGCCGCCATCGTAAAACTCTAGCAGACCAGTATCAGGGTTGATCGTACCAGCACCACCAGCATTTTTGAGCATATACGCTTCTTTGGGGGTGATATGCACCAGCATACTGTCACCACCCCTGCCTTTTCCGGCAAGTTCTTTAGCGATTTGCTTGAGGTCGCTACTCTCTTGGAAAGTAGCCTTCAGTAGTTTTGCAATTTGTTTAGTCATAGCCACTGCCCCCTAATTCATCTGATAGTTTCAATGATTCGACGTTCCAAACAGGTTGACGCCTTTGGCCCTTCTTATCCATATAAGAACCACCAGCGTCACCAACACTCAATGCCTGGGCTAACGCGCTAGAGCCAGGCATCATAAGCGGCGCTCCCAATAAAGTTGTTAGTGGAACCATCTTAGTTTCAACCGTTCCTCTGCGTTTCTTTTTCCTTCTGATCGGCGTTCTAGTAGTCGATTCGACACCAGTATCTACATCGGTCGTTTCATCGCCACCAGTCTCATCACCACCAGTTTCGTCACCGCCAATAGTATCCGTTGGCGCAGGTGGGCCAGTTACTGTTGGGCCTTCACCGTCAATTCCTGTCAGATTGATAATTTCTCTATCTGTATCAGTAATGGTTGGTGTAGTGCCGCCTGCCGTTCCACCACCGCTACCACCGCCACCGCTACTGCCTCTTGGTGTTCCGGTTTGAGTTTGTGTCGATGGCTGCGTCTGTGTTGCGGTTTGTGTCTGCGTATTTGTCTGAGTTTGTGTGCCAGCCTGTGTGCTAGGCGCAGTCAATTCGCGTCTTGCTGCTTCTTCAAACTCTCTTTGCAACTGATCAGGACTTACTTCTGTAGCCCTTTGCTGCCAGAACTCTTGTCCAGCTTGGTCTGCTTGACGATTTAAGTAGCGGTCATAAAGCGACTGAACTGAATCTCGCTGTGGAGAAATGTTGCCAAATGGATCAATCCCGCCACCAGTCCTCGGAACCAGCACAGTTCTTGTAAGGTCTGCACCCCATTCTCCAGAAGGGGCAACAACCTCGACAGTCGGCAAAACCTCGGCTGGATTAAAGTTCGGGTCAGCAGCACGACGCGCAGCCAACTCAGCTTCTTCATTCGTTTCTTGAAAGATGTTGCCAGGGGTCAGCAAAGCCGCAGCGCCACCAATCGTTCTAGCAGCAGTAGAAGCGCCAGCGTCTGACAAAGACTGAATCGTTGCTTCATTGCCATATTTCTTAGCAAACTCAGGCGTGTTCGCAATCACATCTTTAAGCAACTGCGCCCTACCTTCTGCGCTACTAACGATTCTTTCTAGCGTCGATCCAGCCTGGCGTTCAGTAGCAGACAAAACTTGTTGCAAAGGTGAACTATTAGCAACAATCTTGTCGAGAATAGATGCGGGTAGTTGCGTGACCATGTTTCTAACGATAGAAGCTTCTACTGCGTTTGCCAAAGCCGCGCCACCAGCGGGTGCAGCCAAGGCTTGAGCAACTTCTACCTTAGAAGATGGGTCAACGTAGGCTTGTTTGATCAGGTCTTCAATGTTGGCTAACTGATTTGCTGATGGCGTAGCTGCTGTTTCAGCAGCCCTTAGTCTTTGTTCGGTGATGTAATCCTGACCAGCACCAGCCAAACCACTCACAAGAGCGCTTGCGCCGATGTCTTGGCCTGTAATAGCGGCTTCACCAGCGCCACCAGCAGCAGAAGCCAAGCCAGATTTG